CCGCATCCCAGGCCGCTGCCCGGGCCGCATCCCTGGCCGCATCCCAGGGCGCACCCCTGGCCGCATCCCAGGCCGCATCCCAGGCCGCATCCCAGGCCGCTTCCCAGGCCGCTGTCCGGGCCGCATCCCAGGCCGCTGCCCAGGCCGCATCCCAGGCCGCTAGCAGCTCCTCATCCGTGGCCAGCCCGTCGGCGTGCCGTTCTGCCGCGTCCAGTGCGGCCAGTGATCGAGGGTCCACCATCAGGTGCTGCACAGTCCGGGCGTAGGCCACGGCCAGTGGCAGGGGCTCATCATCGCTGTCGGGCTTGAGCCCGCAGGGGCTACATGCGCGGATACGGTTGAGGGTGGTGTAGATGGTCATGGTCGTCGTCTCCTAACTAGATGGGGCGGGATGGGCGGACGGTCGCCCTGGGCGGAGGGGGGCGATCCCGTCGCTGCGGAGGGCGCGGCGAACGGCTCGGATGCTGACTTGGTATCGAGCGGCAGCCGCCGTGGCACTGCTGCCGCGCAGCACTGCACGGACAGCTAGCCACACGCCGCGAGATCGTTTGCCGCTCATTGGCCGGTGTCCATGGCAGTGACGGCCTCGTCCCATAGCAGCCACGCTGACTCACTCGCATCCTCGTGGACATGCGGCTCGGGCAAGCGCCACCCGTAGATGTCGTATGTGATGGTGGGGTCGCGGGTCATTCCGTCACCTCCTCGGCGGCCGCGACCAGGTCAGCCGGGATGTCGTGCCCCATCGCCGCCAGCCACGATGCTGCCTCGTGCTCACTGACCCACTCGGCGTCCGGCGCCGAGCCCTGCCACTGCGACCACCAGACGAGGTAGTAGCGCCCCTTGCGCGAGCGGTATAGCTGCTGGTGCTCCCACTGCGAGCTCGTCGCCACACTGATGTGGTTATTCCCATCCCAGCGTGTGGCTTCTCCCCACGATTGTTGGGCAAGGTCAGTGTCCACTACGGTTCCGTCTTCCATCCGATAACGGGTCATTTCGGTCCTTTCTCGCCTTTCGGCATGTGGCTGATGTCTAGATAGCAGGGCGTTATGTCCTGCTTACTACTAGGGTCGCTGCGCGATCTCGGAACATGTCGGTCCCGAGTTCGCCCCAGCAAACGATAGGGTGTGCGAGCCAACGGGATCTCATCGAGCACCGCTTTTCTTGGGTGGCCTGCCTGGTGCCAACGGCGTCTGGTCATAGTCCTTTGCTCGCGAGGCGAGCCTCGCGGTCTGTTTCCCCGGCGTCGAGGGCCTTCGCCCACGCCTTTACGCGCGCGTCGGATATTTTTCCGGTGCTAACCTCGCCGTCTCGGCTGAGGTAGCACCCCACAAACCAGCGCTCGCCCTCGGCGCTCAGTTCGTACAGCCCATCGGGCTGCAGCTCGTACGAGCATTCAATGATCGTGCGCGAGCGGTTAAAGTGCTCGCGCTCGACGCTGACCGGAGCCAGAAAGGTGCGCGAGAGGCCGTAGTGGGGATCGGTGCCAGTGATGCGGGCGATCCAGCACTTAGTTCCGAGCCTGCCTCGGTACCCTCGGCCGTATTTGAGGGTCCTGGTCATCGTTGTCGCGGTTTCTGCGGTCGTCATGGTCGTCATCTCCTGGTCGATGTCTAGATAATAGGGCGCTATGCCCGGTTTACTACTAGGGGAAACCCTATGGTCTCTGGTCGATCGGCAGCATCCTGCTGACCATGGCGTGCATGACCGAGGTGTGGATCCGGTGACGCAGGTCTGCGGTCCCTCAGCACCGCGGAGCGTGACATCACATAGACCGCCACCGTAGATGCGAGCACTGATGACGTAGTCCTGAGTCATGGAGCGCTCCTGATCTCGCGCAGGATGCCGGCCCAGTGCCAGCGGATTTGATGGTCGCCCACGGCGGCCATCAGGTGAAGGACAATGCGGCCGGTACGGGTTGAGGTCAGGGGTGTCATGGTTTCGTTCCTCAGGGGGTTCGTTGGTGTCTGGATAATAGGGCGCTATGCCCGGTTTACGATTAGGGAAAACCCTATATGCGTGCTAAAAATTGCGGGTGTCTGAGCGTGCAGGTTTGTGCAAGCACCGTGCACCACGACTGCACCACGGTGGCACCACGGTGCTGGTGCAGCTGCTGCCTAGCCTGCACCACGCACCTTTTGTCTAACAAAAGGTGCCGTGGTGCAGGTGCAGCAGATTTTTTGCAGGTTCGCGGGGCGATTAAACGAGACCACTGGCCGGCCCGCGAGCACGCAAAAAACCGCAAGGTGGCGCTTTGAGCAGGCTTCTCGCGGTCAACGATTTTGGGTACAGAATCGGCGAGTCCCACGGCCGCGCGAAACTCACGAATCACGATGTGGACTTGATCCTCAACCTGCTCGATTGCCGTGCGGCACTGATCGCTGCATGCCTGACCGAAGGGCTGTCCCGTCACGCCACAGAGCGCCGGCTCCACGCCGCCCAACTGAGCTACGCGGGCATCGCGGCAAAGTTCGAGGTGAGCAAGTCGCAGGTGCGCTGGATCGCCCTCGGATCGCAACGTGGTCAAGTGGCCGCGCGCTGGGTGCGAGTGCCCTGACCCGACTGGCCGGTCTCGCTGGCCTGCAGCGCGTCGGCCCAGGGCCGGGATTTCTGCTGGCGTATTCGTTGTCGCTCTTGGACGTTGAGCTGTTGGACCTCTTGCTCCACCTCATACAACCGCGCGAACAACGCCAGCGCTTCGGCTGCAATCTGGCTCTTGTGGTTGGCCCACAGGTCATAGAACTTGCGCCGCGCATGCGCCAAGCACCCGGCTTCGCTCACGCCGTCGCCGAACAGTGCCTTGTAGCCGCTGTAGTCGTCGCATACGAGTGCGCCGCGCCAGGGGCCGAGGAATTCCTTGGCGTGCCGTCCGGCACGACTGTCAGCAAAGTCGAACACCACCGCCTTCGTCGCCTCGAACGCGGTGGTGCAGTAGCTCCACAGGTAGGCACGATGCGTCTTGCCGTTGCCGGGCTTGAGCATGGCCACCGGGGTCTCGTCAGCGTGCAGCACGCTGTGGCGCAAGAGCTCCTGCTTGAGGGCGTCGACCAGCGGCTGCAGTTGCACGCCGCAGGCACCCACCCATTGGCCGAGCGTGGACCGCGGCAGCGCCAAGCCAGCACGCCCGAAGATGTGCTCCTGCCGGTACAGCGGTTGATGATCCACGTACTTGGCCACCAGCACTTGCGCCAGCAGCCCCGTGGTCGGGATGCCTTTGTCAATGATGTGCGCCGCCACGGGCGCTTGCACCAGGGTCTGGCACTTGGTGCAGACCCATTTGCCCCGCACGTGGCGCTCGACGCTGAACACGCCGGGTTGGTAGTCGAGCTTCTCAGCCACGTCTTCGCCGATGCGTTTGAGCGCGCAGCCGCACGTGCAGGTGGTGCTTTGGGGCTCGTGGCGGATTTCGCGCCGCGGCAGGTTTTCGGGCAGCTTTTCGCGCTTGGGTTGGCGCTTGTCACACGATGCCCGCGCTTGTGGCTCCAATTGCTCGAGCTCGCACTGCAGCGCTTGCAGGTCCGCGTCGGTCGCTTCTTCCAGCAGGCTCTTTTGCTCGAGGTTGAAGGGCTCGCTTTTGGCCGCGAACTTCAGCCGCTTGAGCACGGCCATTTCGTGCGTGATCTTGTCGATCACGGCTTGCTTGAACACGATTTCGCTGTCGCGCTGTTGCAGCTGGGTCATCAACGAGCGCACGACTTCGCGCAGTTGCGGCGCGTTCAGGTTTTGCAATTGGGCGTCGTCGATCACGAGACGTGATCGTGCCGCACACAACGCACGCGCGCATCAGCACATCCGGCAATAGCGTGCGCAGCTACAACACGGCAATGACGCCAGCCTCGCCGACGCGCTGCCACGGCAGTCCGAGCACAAGGGCGCCGAGTTGCGCTTGGCTGAGGTTCACGCTGGGGCCAGGGTCTTTGGACCAGACGAATTTGCCGCGGTTCAGGCGCCTCGCGGCCAGCCACACGCCGATGCCGTCGTGCACGAGCACTTTGATGCGGTTGGCGCGCCGGTTGGCAAACAGGTAGGCATGGTGCGGGCGGGCGGCGCCGAAGACATGCACCACGCGTGCCAGGGCGGTTTCAGCGCCGGCGCGCATGTCCAGTGGCTCAACGGCCAGCCAAGCGGCGTCGATGCGGATCACTTGAACATGTCGCGCAACCACGCGGCGCATTCGCTGGCCGCCGCAGTGGGCCAGTTCACAGTGACACAGGCGGGCGCCATCGGCAGTGCGATGAAGCCCTCGGGCTTTGGCGTTGATGCAGGGCGCTGCTTCGCGCGCGCCACGCAGCGCCACTTGTGCACCTGCTTGGCGTGCAGGCCGTGTGAACGCGCAATCTGCGCAATCGAGGCGCCGGGCTCGGCGCATTCGGCCAGCACTCGCCCTAGCCGGTGCACATATCAGCGCTCCCCGGGCCTACGGTGTCACCCCATGGACGCCCCTGACGACGCACTACTCACGGACACAGAGCGAGCAGAGCGGGAAGCCGCGCATCTGTTCGGGGCACCACTGCCCACGCAGGAACAGCGCACGAAGGCCACGCAAAAGGCGTTCCTCGACCTGCTAGCTGAGGGGTGCAACTTCACGGAAGCGAATGCCGCCCTCGGCATCAATCGGGCCACCTCGTTCCGCTGGCGGCAGACTGATCCCGAGTTCGCGCAAGCGTGCCGTGTCGCGTTCAAGGTGTCGCTTGACAAGCTCAAAGCAGAGGCAGAGCGGCGCGCGGTCAACGGTAGCGACAAACTGCTGATGTTCCTGCTGGAGCGCTACGACCCCGCGCAATTCCACATCGCACAGAAGCTAGAGCACAGCGGCGCCGTGGACCTCGCGAACACCATCATTGCCGCGCGATCGCGCGTGAAGCCTGAGCCCGGGTGTGATCTCTGCTGACCCCGAGTTGCTGCTGGCCGCCGACATAGGCGGCTTCTACGCCGATCCGCTGGGCTTCGTCCTCTACTGTTTCCCGTGGGATACGGACCCCAGCATCCAGATCGTGGAGCTTCAAAGCCCGTGGCGCGAGCGGTACGGGTCGCGCTGGGGACCCGATGCGTGGGCTTGCGCGTACCTCGACCAGCTGGGCGCCGACATCCGCGAGCGCGGCTTCGATGGCGTCACGCCAGTCGCCCCGGTGCAATACGCGGTGAGCTCGGGGCACGGCATCGGCAAGTCGGCAATGGCCGCGTGGCTCACGCTGTTCATCGTGTCGACCCGGCCGCACAGCCGGGGTGTCATCACGGCCAACACCGCCGAACAACTGGCATCCAAGACGTGGGCGGGCGTGTCCGCATGGTTGAGCCGCGCGGTGAACAAGCATTGGTTCAGCATCACCACCGGCAAAGGGGCCATGAAGCTGGTGCACAAGGATCACCCCGATACGTGGCGTGTCGATGCGCAGACATCGCGCGAGGAAAACAGCGAAGCCTTCGCCGGCCTGCACGCCGCGAGCTCCACCCCTTGGTATCTGTTCGATGAGGCATCGGCCATCCCGGCGAAGATTTGGGAGGTGGCCGAAGGGGGCAAGACCGACGGCGAGCCCATGCACTTCGTCTTCGGCAACCCCACGCGCAACACCGGGGCCTTCGCCGAATGCTTCGGCAAGAACCGGCACCGCTGGCGTACCTGGCAGATCGATAGCCGCAAGGTACAGATCACCAACAAGGCCAAGATTGCGGAGTGGATTGCGGACTACGGGGAGGACTCCGACTTCGTGCGGATCCGCGTGCGCGGGGTGTTCCCACGTGCCAGCAGCATGCAATTCATCGGCCGCGACTTGGTGGACGACGCCATGACGCGCGACATGCAGACCTACAGCCCGCACACCCGCACCGCACTGGTGGGCGTGGACGTGGCCCGCTTTGGTGGCGACGAATCGACGATCTACACCCGCTTGCAGCGCGACGCACGCACCTACCCGCCGAAGGCGTTCCGGGAACTGAGCACGATGCAACTGGCCGCGCAGGCCGGAGAGCACATCAACGAACTGAAGCGGCTGGGCCTGCGCGTCATCGTGTTCGTGGACGGTGGCGGCGTGGGCGGTGGCGTGATCGACCGGCTACGGCAGTTGAACCACGACGTGATTGAGGTCAACTTCGGCGGCAAGGCCGACGACCCCAAGAAGTACGCGAACAAAAGCGCGGAAATGTGGGATCGCGGCAAGGCGTGGTTACCCACCGGCTACCTGCCGTTGCCCGGGTCCGAGTACGCCGACCAGTTGGTGACGGACCTCACCGGCCGGGAGTACGGATTCAATGATGCATCGCAGATCGTGCTGGAGAAGAAAGAGCACATGAAAGAGCGCGGGCTTGCGTCGCCTGACCACGCCGACGGCCTACTGCTGACCTTCGCCTACCCGAGCATGGAAACACTGCCGCCCACGAACGACACCCCCGGGCACAGTAGCGGGGGTGCACATGGCGGCCGGCGCCGTGTCTATGATCCGTTCGCTAAATCACGCATTCAATGACCCATGTGCCTCGGCAGCAACATCCCCGACCCGCCACCCCCGCCGCCGCCCCCGCCACAAGCGGCGAAGCTGCCCGACACTGCGCCGTTGTCGCGCCGCAACTCGGGTAGCTCAAGCATGGCCCTGCCCGGTGCGTCCACGCTGCTGACCGGGCCCTCGGGTGTCGCGTCGTCGCAGTTGAACATCGGCACCTCAACCCTGCTGGGCGGCTGATGACCCCCACCAGCGCGACGACGGCCAAGACGCCGCAGCAGTTGATGCTGCAACGCAAGAATACGTTGTGGACGGACCGCAGCAGCTACGACTCGCACGCACAGGAGATCGCGGACTTCCTGCTGCCGCGCGCCGTCCGACTGACCGAGGGCGACCGGAACAAGGGTGGCGCGAGCCACTTCAATTCGATCATCGATGAGACAGGCACCCAGGCCCACGGCGTGCTTGAAGCGGGCCTGATGGCCGGCATGACATCGCCCGCACGTCCGTGGGTGAAGTTGGCCACGCCCGACCGCGACTTGATGGAATACGCGCCGGTCAAGCGCTGGCTGTCGAAGGCTACGACCAAGATGCTCGCCATCTTCGCCAAGTCGAACAGCTATCGTGCGTTCCGCTCGATGTACGGCCAGCTGGGCGCGTTCGGGGTGGCCGCAGACATCGTGGTCGATGACTTCGACAACGTGATCCACAACTACCCGCAGGTATTCGGACAGTACGCGCTGGGGCTCGACCACCGCGGAAAGGTGGACACCATCGCACGGATGATGACCAAGACGGTGGGCCAGCTTGTCGGGGAATTCGGCAAAGAGAATTGCTCCCTGACCGTGCGCAACATGTGGGACAACGGGAACTTCGACGCCCCGGTGCCGGTGCTGCACATGATCGAGCCCCGCAGGAACCGCGACTATGGCAAGCGCGACGGGAAGAACATGCCGTGGAAATCGTGCTACCTCGAAATCGGGCGCGACAACATCGACAAGTACCTGCGGGAATCGGGCTTCCGCGAATTCAACGGCATCTGTCCGCGCTGGCTGGTCGATGGCGACGACACCTACGCCGCGCGCTGGCCGGGCGCCACCGCGCTGGGATCCATCAAGCAGTTGCAGCAGGAGCAGCTGAAGAAATCGACGGCCATCGACTTGCAGGTTGACCCGCCGTTGCAGATCCCGCTGGCCTACAAGAACCAGGACGTGGACCGGTTCCCGGGCGGGTCGATCTACGTGGACATGGCGAACCCGAGCGGCGGCATCCGTTCGGCCTACGAGGTCAACCTAAACTTGCAGCACCTGCTGATCGACATTCAGGACGTGCGCGACCGCATCAACAAGTCGTTCTTCGTTGACCTGTTCAAGATGTTGGCCAACGACACCCGGTCGAACGTGACGGCGCGCGAGATCGCGGAGCGGCACGAGGAAAAGCTGCTGATGCTCGGGCCGGTGTTGGAGAGCTTGCACAACGAAATGTTGCAACCCTTCGTCGAAATCACGTTCGCCAAAATGATGCGTGCGGGGTTGTTCGGCGCGGGCACGGAACTTGAACCTCCACCCGAACTGCACGACCAGGAGCTGGATATCGAGTTCGTGAGCACGCTTGCGCAGGCGCAGCGCGCGGTCGGCACCGCCGCGGTGGACCGGTACATCGGCACCATCGCGTCGATGTCGGGCATCAAGCCCGAGGTGCTGGACAAGCTCGACGCAGACCAGGTAGCCGATGTGTACTCCGAAATGTTGGGCGTGGACCCGTCCATCGTGGTGGCCGACGATCAGGTCGCGTTGATCCGCAAGGACCGCGCCGCCCAGCAGCAAGCCGCGCAGATGGCCGCCATGGCGCCAGCGATGGCCGACATGGCGGGTGCGGCGAAGGACATGTCGCAGGTTGACCCCGAGGGGTTGGCGAATGCAGCCTCGGCGTTCAGCGGGTACTCGATACCGGGGATGGGGCGATGAAGTGCAGCACGTGTAGGGGCGTGTTGTGGGTCTGCGAGAACCACACCGATACCCCGTGGGGTAACAAACCTGGCGAATGCGACTGTGGAGCGGGGGCGCCTTGCTGGTGCAACCTGGGCAAGGCACTGCCCGACGGGTTTGTTACGGTCACCACTACCGACGACTCGAACGTGAAAGTGTGGGTGCAGTGAGCGACTACGACCCGTTCAGACCGAAGGAATCCCGGGAGGACGCCGAGCGTCGCACGTTCATCGCGCAGGAGCAGCAGGCCGAAGATATCCGATGGTTGATGGCCAGCCCGAACGGCCGCAGGCTGATGTGGTCGTGGCTGGAATTCACCGGCGTGCGCCGCACAGCGATGACCGGCAACAGCACGACATTCTTCAACCTGGGCGTGCAGAACGTCGGGTTGATGCTCGAAGCGAACATCATGCGCCATGCACCCGAGCAGTGGCTGTTGATGGTCAACGAAGCGCGTGCGTGCACATAACCCGCCTTGATACCCACAAACTCCCCCGCCATGACGACCGAATCTACTGAATCCCTGCTCACAAGCGGCCAAGAAACCACTGCTGCCGCGGGTGAACAGACTGCCGCCGATACGACGGGTACGCCCGCGGCCGGCGCGCAAACGGCTACCGACGACGCAGCGGCGCAAGCCGCCACGGCGGCAGCAGCCAAGGGGGAAGGCGCCGAGGGGGCAGCGAAGGATGCGGGTGCGAAGGAAGGCGACAAGCCGACCGGGGCACCCGAGACCTACGAAACCTTCACGGTGCCCGAGGGCTTCGCGCTCGACGAGCAACTGCTTGGCGAGTTCACGCCAGTGCTGAAAGAATTGAACCTGCCGCAAGACGCGGCCCAAAAGCTGATCGACTTCGCGCCCAAGCTGGTGGAGAAAACTATCGCGGATACCACCGCGGCGGTGCTCGACCGGTTCGGTCTGAAGGACGCTCCGGCCTGGGTCGAGTCAGTGCGCACCGACCCGGAACTCGGCGGCGAAAAGCTCGCCGAGAACCTGGGCGTCGCACAGAAGTTCATGACGGCTTTCGCCACCCCCGGATTGCGTGCCATCCTCAACCAGACCGGCCTGGGGAACCACCCCGAGCTGATCCGGGCGTGCTTCCGTGCCGGCAAGGCAATCAGTGAAGACGGCTTCGTGCCGGGCGGCAAGGCCACGACGGTGCAGAACCCCGCGGCCCGCCTGTACGACGCTTCGAACATGAACCCATGAATAGAAAGACCCAACCATGGCCACCCTTGCTACCACCCATCCGACGCTGCTGGACCTGAAGTCGCGGCTTGACGCCGACGACAAGGTTGCGCACGTGATCGAGATGCTGTCGCAGACCAACGAGGTCTTGGAAGACGCCGTTTGGATCGAAGGCAACGAACTGACCGGGCACACGACCAGTGTGCGCACCGGCATTCCCGAGCCGACTTTCCGCAAGTTGTACGGTTTCGTGCAGCCGCAGAAGTCCACCACGGCCAAGGTTCGTGAAGGCCTGGGTATGTTGGAAGCCTACGCCGAGATCGACAAGGCCCTGGCCGACCTGAACGGCAACAGCGCCGCGTGGCGCATGTCCGAGGAAGCCCCGTTCATCGAGGGCTTCGGCCAGAAGCTGGCCCGCTACATGTTCGCCGGCAACGAGGCCACCGAGCCCGAGGCCTTCACCGGCTTCGCCCCGCGTTTCAACGACCAGTCGGCGGTCAACGGCGAGAACATCCTGACCTCGGCGGACACGCCGGACGGCACCGACAACACGTCGATTTGGGTCGTGAAGTGGGGTCCGAACGACTGTCACATGATCTACCCGAAAGGGTCGAAAGCCGGCATCCAGATCACAGACAAAGGCCAGCAGACGTTGACCACCGCCGACGGCAACATGGAGATCTACCGCACCCACTACCGACAAGACGCCGGCTTGGTGGTGCGTGACTGGCGCAGCATTGTTCGGGTGCAGTACGACCTGGAAGACATCGTCGCCACCGGCGCTACCGGCCCTGTGCTGCGTGACCTGCTGGCCAAGGCTCTGCGCCGCATCCCGAACCTAAACGGCGGCCGCATGGCCATCTACATGAACCGGGATTC